TTGTTAAATATGATCTTTTTCATGAAATCGGAAACGATAATATAAAAAGATATTTAGAAATAGAAAATGAAAACGACTACGAACAACCAAATCAAAATGATTTGGTTGTTCACGTTAGATTAGGTGATTATTGTAATATAGGTTGTGTAACTGAATTGAATTTATATTTAAAACTTATTAAAAATATAAATTATAATAATTGTTATATAGTCACTGATGATCCATCTAATAATTTTTTGGATGAATTTAAAAAATTAGGATGTATAATAAGATCTAAATCTCCATTGGAAGATTTTATTTTTATAAAAAAAGCTAAAAAAATCATAATATCAAAATCAACTTTTTCTTGGATGTCTGCATATATATCAGATGCTAATGAAGTATATTTTCCTATAAGTGATAATAAATGGCCTTATTTTAGTAATCCAGAAGAAAATGATGAATATCATGATTTAAGACCAACAGATTTGACAAATTGGAAAATGGTATAAATATAAATATGTTGATAAGCTTAAAAGAATTAAAAAATAAATATAACTTAAACTTAAATAATATTTTGCATGTTGGAGCGCATGAAGCAGATGAACTATCAATATACGTAGAATGTGGAGCACAAAAAATTCATTGGATTGAAGCTAATGAAGAATTATGCGAAAAGATGAAATCTAAAGTAGATTTGTCATTCAATAAAATTACAAATGCTGTTGTAGCTGATATTGATAATAAAGAGGTATCATTTAATATATCAAACTCAAGCCAATCTTCATCAATTCTAGAATTGGGAGATCATAAATTTTTATTTCCTGGTATCGTTTACATTAAACGAGAAAAAAGATGCACTACTACTCTTGATACTATACTATTAGATACAAATTTATCATGTATAGATTTTTTAAATATAGATATACAAGGAGCAGAATTATTAGCTTTAAAAGGATGCCAAAAGAATTTAGGAAATATAAGTTCGGTATATTTAGAAATAAATGAAACCGAAGTATATCAAAATTGTGGATTAATAGGAGAGATTGATTCCTTTTTAGAAACTTTTAATTTTAAAAGAGTAGAAAAAACAATGTGGGAAAATCACCCTTGGGGTGACGCTTTTTATATTAAAAACAAATAACATATTAAAATTAGATTGCTTTTTGTTGAAATCTATGTTATAGTTTATAAAAAATATAAAATGGAAGAAACAATATTTAATTACATAGATTCAGTTTTATTTACAAAACAAAAATTAAATAAATTGAATGAAGAAGAAACTCAATTCAATTTGTATATGCTTAATCGTTGGTGTTCTATGTATTCTCCCGACATGGCTCAGATTATCAATGAAACGACAAACCGATACAAGGAAATTTTTTCATTAAAGCAAGATCAATATAATTATCTTTTTAATATTTTACCAAGAGTAAAAAAGAAACGAATTAATTATATTAAAAAAGTAAAATCAGAAGAAGAAAAAGAAGACGAAAATATTCTTATTATTGCTAATAATTTAGAGATTTCTCAAAGAGAAATAAAAGAATATATTGACTTATACAACCAAGCATTTAAATAGATTATATGGCAGTAGAACTACCCTCACACATGGATAACGTCAAGCATAAAAAAGGTATGATTGACTTAGATGGAAATAGCGAAGGCTTTTTTGGCTTGGATGATTACAAGCTTTCTTTTGTTTTTGATGATATAGTTTTGGTAGAATTTGTTGATGAAGTTGAAGATGCTCAAGGATCTGCTGTAATGCGTAATGGATTGTATGTTCCAACTAATGTAAACACCAAGGCATGGAGAAAAGCTAAGGTAGTGTTAACTGGTCCTAATGTATCCTTTTGTAAAAAAGATGATATTGTTATCTTTCCCAATGACAAGGGAGTTACAGTAGCAAATATGGAAATTGAAGGTTATGGTACTGTTAAAAAGGGTATGTTCTTAAATGAACAAAGAATGTTTGGTATTGCCAGTAAAAAAGCTAAATATTTAGGTGGCAACTCCTAAAGAACCAAAAAGAGAAGAAATAAAACCGTACAAATATGGTACGGAATATAATATGGCTAAGGTATCTAGAAATACTCTTAGTTCTCTTTTGCAAAATAATGTTTGCATATTATCTATAATAAGAAGAGTTCAACCTCCAGATAAGCAAAAGCATCCTCGTCCTATTAATGCTAGGAGGAGGATGCTTTGTTGTAATAATATAGATTTTCTAGAATCTTATAATGGTAAAGTTAAGTTGAGTCATTTTAATCCAAAAGGGGTAGGATTACCCTATGATCCTATGGCTTATAATTTATTAGCAACATGGGATTTATTAATGATTGATTATAGAGTTATTAATATGAATGATTGTTATTTAAATTATGCCTATCCAATCAATGATAGACGATTAAGAAATATGTTTTGGCGAGAAATCTTTAATAAAACATTTTATTTGATGTCTCCACAAGAAAAGTATGGTTGGATGAACACTTGGTAGTTGATTATTTAAATTTATTTTTTAAATAGATTTAATGTCAATAAAAGAAAATGATCTTAATTATTTCTTACAAAGAAATATAGTTTTTGTATTAGAAAATAAAATAATAAAAGAAGGTAAATTATTTCTATACAACGAAAAAGATTATTATATTATTTTTTATATGCGTTCTGGTGGTAATGAACAAAAAAAGTTTGAGATACCATATCCGTTTGCTGTTGAAAGAAAAAATAATTATCTAATATTAGATTATTCTTTGAGTGCTATATCTGGTGGTGATTCTGAATTATATTATCGACTAGTGTCATTAAACCAAAATTCTAATTCCAGATTCTATAATAACAAAATCATAGTTTTTGAAAAGAATGCTCTTGATTTTTCTGTGGTTTCGTAGTATGTTATAAGAATGGCATTATTAGATCATTTCCCGTCCAAATTCAATCCACTAGTTCAACAAGTGGAACTCATTAATAAAATTGATGAGGCTTTTAATCAAGGTTATAAGTTCGTTATATGTTGCGCTCCCACTGGTAGTGGGAAATCGTTTTTATCAAAAACTCTTGCAAATGTATCTTCTGAACCTTCCAAAGAATTCGTTAATCTTGTTGAAAATGGAAGTGCTTTTAGATTAGATAGTTATGGAAATTATACTAAAGAAAACGAATGTTTAAACGAAAAACCTTTTGGTGCGTTTGCCTTGACTATTACTAAAAGTTTACAAGATCAATATACAGAACTTTTTGAAGACTCTAAAGCATTAAAAGGTAAAACAAATTACATGTGTAATATTGATCCACAATATGATGTGGATGTAGCTCCGTGTTTGTTTACACCGGGTCTTAAAGAAAAGTGTATTTTGAACAATACATGTTCATATTACAATGCTAGAAAGGATATGTTAACCAATAAGTTTGGTATTTTAAATTATAGTATGTTTCTTTCTATGCCTGATCATGTAAGAAATCGTGAATATATTATTTGTGATGAAGCTTCAGAAGTTGAAGATGAATTAGTAAAAAGATTCAGTCGTTCGCTACCCTACAAATTATTAAAACGATTGGGATACTCTCCAAAAGAAATTCCTGTAGAAAATTATAGTAAATTTAAAATTTGGTTGGATAATCTAATTATTAAAATTGGTGATGAAGTTGATGCTTTAAAACGGGTTTTAAACAAGAAAAAAGGAAAGGCTGAATTTGATTCAAATATTCAAAGATTTAAATTATTCAATAACTTGCTTCGTCAAATGCAAGGTACAATGGATACATGGAAAGAATGTGAATATGTTGTGGAACATAATCTAGAAGGTATTACATTGAAACCGTTTCGTGTGGATAATTTAGCTAAACATATATTTTCTCATGCTGATAAGATTTTATTGATGTCAGCAACAATTATTGATCCAGCAAATTTTGCTAAAACATTAGGAATTACAAAATTTAAATACATTGAAGTTGATTCAACCTTTGATCCAAAAAACGCACCCATTCATGCATCTAGTACCACTAAATTTAATCATAAAAATTTAAAAGAGAATTTGTCTTTAATTAAAGATACTATTGAAAAGTTGTGTAATAATCATAAAAATGAAAAGGGTATCATACATACTCATACTAATGAGATCACACAATATTTAAAAGATAATATCGATGATCCTAGATTCTTATTTCGTATTGATGGAATGGATAATGAAAAGATATTAAAGCTTCATTTTGAAGCCAAAGAACCGACCATCTTGGTTAGTCCATCAATGGCGTATGGCGTAGACCTTAAAGAAGACTTAGCAAGGTTTCAGATTGTTTGTAAAGCTGCTTTCCTTCCTTTGTATGATGAGCGCATTAAAAGACTCTTTAATGAAGATAAGGATTGGTATGTGAATAAAATGCTTAATAATTTAATTCAGGCATGTGGTAGAGGAGTTAGATCTAAACAAGATAAATGTGTAACTTATATTTTGGATGCTACCATTTCTAATACTGTGATTAGATCAGCATCCAAACTACCAAAATATTTCTTAAAAAGATTCGTTTAAGTTTTGTGTCTACTACTATTACTAAATATAAGTAGTAGTATGCAGAATAAGACTTTTAATTTTGAGATTCGTGATCTATTGACGCAATTTATAGCGGCAATGGATGACGTAGTTATTTCTCGTTATAATAAAGATAGAGAAGAAAAAGAAAGAATAAAGGTTAGATATGTACATGCTCCAAAAGAAAGAGTATTTTATGATCTGGTAAACAAGGCACAAAACATCACTTTGCCAGTTATATCAGTTAATATGACTGGAATTCAAAGAGATGAAACTAGAGTTTTTAATAAGATCGATGGTTTTTACGAACCAGTAAGAAGAGATACACAGGGTAAACTTACCACTCATGTGGCTATGCCTGTGCCTGTGAATGTAAGTGTAGCAGTTAGTATTATAACTAATTATCAATCTGATTTAGAACAAATCATATCAAACTTTGTTCCATACTCTAATCCATATATAATTATATCATGGAAAACACCAGAAACTTTTAGAATCAATAATGTAGAAGAAATTAGATCTGAAGTACTATGGGATGGATCAATTCAAGTAGAATATCCTACTGATATAGAATCATCTACTAAACCAAGATTTGCAGGTAATACAACTTTTATTATTAAAGGATGGTTATTTCCTGCTGCTGAAGAAGATTATTATAAAAATATATATTTTGTTAATAACCATTTTAGATTAACAGAAAAATATAATATGAGTTATGATTCATATGCTACTAATTTATCTGCTGAAAATGGATTAACGGTTTCGGAAACTATTTCTATTTCTGGAGCACCATTAATAACAAATCTATATGTTAATAGAGATAATGGTCCATTTGAATTATCTGGATCTGAAATAGTTTTAGGAAATAGAGATACTTTTATAATTTTAGGACAAAATTTTCAATATACAACAAATGTATTAATAAGTAGTGATTCCAAAACATTATATACTAATTTAACATCACTTTCTTATACATATTACCCAACTATTAGTGGATTCATTTTACCACAAGCAAATTATAAAATAATGAATAAAAATGCGATTCATGTAAACTTACCAAAATTTACTGAATATGCACACATAAATTTAGTTGTAACTAATCCTATAGGATGGAAAGATACCAATTCAATTAATACACAGATGTACTATATTTCTACTGTGTAGAGTATAAATAAAAACATGGCAGACAACTTTGATGATGGGAAAACTTCTACATTTGGTAGAGAATTGATGAGTTATATCTCATCTAAATTACCATATACTGGAATTGATGTAGCAAAACTTACTGATAGTTTAAATCCTAAATACAAATACTTTGAAGATACTGGAGTTAGAAGATCTGAAGTATTAGCTAGACATTCCATCTCTCAAAATTTTGATTATAATAATGCTTCATTAGGTCAGGTAACTTCTGATAAACATTATAGTCAAGTAATGTATGCTAATATCCAAAAGGATAAAGCAGCAAGAATTCGTGACTATAGAATAATGGCAGCATTTTCTGAAGTTGCAAATGCTTTGGATGAAATATGTGACGAATCAATTAATATTGATTCTGGTAATAGTTGTTGCATGAATTTGAAATTCAAGAATATTTCTTTATCCAATTTTCAAATTGATGCGATTCAGAAAGAATTTTTAAAATATACTAGTTATTTTGATTTTGAACATAAAGGATGGGGTTATTTTAGACAGTTATTAACTGAAGGTGAAATATATTGGGAACATATTATTCATAAAGATTATACTGACGAAGGTATTTTAGGTGTAGTTCAAGTTCCAACTGAATTAATTGATCCTGTATTTTCTAATGTACAGAATGTAATGGTCAAGGGATATTTGTATCGTAAGCCAAAATTTGATCCAAATAATCCATTAAAACAAATTGGTGTTGATTTTGTTCCTATGGACAAAAATCAGATTACTTATGTACATTCTGATGTATGGAACGAAAACAAAACCATGCGTCTTCCATTCTTAGAAAATTGTCGTAGAGCTTATCGACAATTATCAATGATTGAAGATGCTATTGTTATTTATCGTTTGGCAAGAGCACCAGAAAGGTTGGTATTCAATGTGGATGTTGGTAATATGCCAGCACCAAAAGCTGAGGCATATCTTCGTAAATTAATTACAAATTATTGGAGTAGCAAAACTTATGATCCACAACAAGGTGGTATCGTACAGAAATTTAATCCACAGTCTATTCTTGATAACTTTTGGTTTGCAAAACGTGCGGGTTCAGAAGGAACTAGTGTAACTCAATTAGCTGGTGCTGGTAATTTAGGTGAATTAGAAGATTTAATGTACTTCGTTAAGAAGCTTTATCAATCTTTGAAGGTTCCTACTACTCGTTTAGATCCACAAGATGCATTTAGAGATGGAACTGATATGCTTCGTGAAGAACTAAAATTTGCGCGATTTATCATTCGTCAACAACAATTATTTGCTTATGGTATTAAAAATAGTTTTATTACTCATCTAGAAATGAAGGGGATGTGGAAAGAATTTTCTTTAAAAGAAGATTCTATTCAATTAGAATTTAATGTTCCTACTAATTTCTATGAATTAAGAGAAAGCCAAAAATTAGAATTAAAAGTTTCTAATTTTGGTAGTTTAGCAGCAAACGAATCTATATCACCTACCTTTGCTCAAAAAAGATATTTGGGTTGGTCTGATATAGAAGTTAAAGCTAATAGAGAATTCCTAAGAAAAGATAAAGAGTTAAGATGGGAATTAACCCAGATTGAACAGTTTGGTCCTAATTGGAAAGAAATGGCTGCACAACAAGCTGAAGCAGCAGCAGGTGGAGAAACAGGAGCACCTCCTGCTGGTGGAGGTGGTGGAGGAGGAATGCCTCCTGCATTTACTGGAGGACCAGCAGGACCAGAAGCAGGTGGAGAAAGTGCCGCACCAGAAGCAGGTGAACCCCCATCAGCAGCAGGATCTCCACCAGAAGAAGGAGCAACCCCACCTCAAGCATAAATTTTTAGATATTAAAAAAACCCACTCAATTAGAGTGGGTTTTTTGTTTTTATTTATTTTTTCTTAAATACAAAAATAGGTTCATATTTGAATCCTCCTTTTGTTATACTAGATAATTGCATTTTCAATGTTTTTATTAGAAAAAACCCTTCTTCTTCGGCTATTTTGACTGTATCATTTTCTAATGATTTATGAGTAATAACATTAGCTACATTTAAAATTAAATGTCCATCATCTTTTAAACATTTTTTACAATTTGTGATTGTTTTTCTTAAAAAGTTTTCATTCCATGAATGGATAGTATCATATGATAAATAACTTTGGGTTGTTTCATCCGAATATTTTTCAGTATTAAAATAAGGAGGAGAGGTGAAACAAAGATCAACTTTAATATCAGGTATAAAATTTTCACTTCCTGTTTTGTGAAGTTCCACTTCTGTTCCTAAATAATTGAAATCCTCTTTTATTTGTAGTAATCCATTAAATGTTTTTGTACTTGGATCTGTTCCAATATATTTTTTAACAGAATTACTTAAAAAGACACCCAACAATCGTCCACCAAAACCACAAGACATATCCCAAACTATTCCATCTTTAGCATATTCTTTATAAATTGCTGCTGCTGCTGTTGGTCTAAAATTACTGACAGATTGAACTCCAGAGTAGCTTCGTAGGGCTTTTCTTATTTGAGAATCCGTCATAGATCCATCATCCAATAGCATAACAAATCCTCCTCTTTTTAAGCGGTTTTCAATTGCTTTTTTTAGTGTGATTTTATCCTCCCAAATATCAACAGGAGTTTTCATGTTTCTGGTTTTAACTGACCAAGAATGAGGAAAATAAGACCATGCTAAACCTAATCCATGCATAGTTTGTCTTACTATATCTTCAGATATTATTTTGTTTATATCATAAGTTTTCATCTTATTAAAGATCTTTATTTTATTTTCTAATGAAAATACATAATAAGGAAATCCTCTTTTTAAGACGTAATCATATGCAGTATTTAAAACTAGTGGATCTATTGTCATTTTGTTGATTGTTTTTTGAAAATTTTGCTAAACCATCTATAATCAAAAATCCAATTAGCTTTTCCGTTGCCTTTTGTATCATTGATACGGTTTTTTAAAATATGTTTTTTTGCTTTATTTTCGTCAATAAGAGAAATGATTTGATGAATAGTTGCTACTCGTATTTCTCTTTCTTCCATCCAATCTTCGTATAGTATATCAAAAACTATCAAAAATAAAGGATATTCTTTATAATGAATGACATCTTTGTCATTCATGGTTATCGCATATCTACTTTCTATACCATAGAGATCTTTTGCTTTATAAAATGGAGTTCTTATAAATTTTAAATCAGATGGTACTATAGTCCATATATCGTGTGTATATGGATTATCATCTTTAATTTTATTTCTAGCAACATTAATTCTATAATTTTTAGATACCTTTTCTAAAAATTCATTTTCTAATTTTTCACCAAATTCACACCAAGCCTTTTTATCTTCTACATCAATTGCTTTATTCTCAATATTAGTATTTGGTGGATTTTGTTTATTCCAAGGTTTGACAATATACTCCATAAAAATTATAGTATACACTAAATTTATATTATTGTCAATCTTTTACATTAAATAATTACATGTCCTCATGTGTGATTACTCCAATAGAAGCATTTCAAAGTACCAATCTAAATAGTAAGATTGATTCTTTTGGTAGACTGGCTGATAGAATTGTCAGAGCTATTGGCGCACCATTGGTGTCAATAGAGGCTCATCAAGATCAAATATTTGAAAACATAGCAATTTCTTGTGAAATGTTTTCAAAATATGCTGGGTATACTAGAGAATACTTGATTTTAGATTCAGCTTTATATGAAAAGGGTAGAGGAATCAGATTAGATTATTTGTATACATTAGCAAATGGAAATTTTTCTTTAAGAGATAAAGTTACACATAAAACACATTCTCCCGATACTGCTCCATATATAATGAATGAATCTACATTCTTTATATCAGTTTCATCATTAAATAAAGTATTCTTTGCATTAAGCCCTGAACTTTCTTCTGGATTTTCGGAAGGCTTAGAAAGAAATGTTATTTTAGATGCTAGTTCTTATAAAACTTTAATATCAGCATTTTCTGCTGATCCAGTATTAAGTGTTATTCCCATATCGTCATATTTTATTCCATCCCATACTCCACAAATAAGTATGAATGGAGTTGTTGATAATAATCAACAAACAAAATTATATAATAATATGTTTGATTACGATGTTATGGAATATCGTAAAGTGGTTGCTGTTACTAATTTTGAAGAAGGAGCCACCACTGGTGTTAATACATTGTTTACCATAGAACAAACATTAGCACAACAGACATATTTTAGTTATGCAATGGGTAACTACGGATTTGATTTGATTAGTTGGTACACAGTTAAAAACTGGTTAGAAACCAGAGAAAAAGTTTTAGCAACTAAACGATCATTTGAATTTAATGATAGAACTCAATATCTTCGAATTTATCCAGAACCTAATGATTCAGTAAGATTCTATGGAGTATTAGATTGTTATATCGAAAAACCAATAAGAGATTTAATTAAAGAAACATGGGTTTATCAATACGCATTAGCACTTACTAAAATAGGAGTTGGTTATGTTCGTGGAAAATTTAGTGGAGTTAATATATTTGGTGGACAAGCATGGGCAGCAGATATTAAAGCTGATGGTATAACAGAAAGAGATAAATTAGAAGAACATTTATATACTAATGCAGCGGGGCTGGGAGATTCCGACCCATGTTTTTTTATTGTGGGTTAACGTAAACTGTTTATAATTAAATACTTATGAAAAAAATATTAAAATTTTTATTGATAGTTTCCCTAACTTTTGCTGGATGTGCTTCGCCTTCTGTAAGGCATACCGTTTATCAACAAAAAATAGAACAGAAACAAGATAAGCTTACTGATGATGCTAAAGATTTTATTGTTAAAGCTAATCAAATGTTAAATTCAAAAGATAAAGTAGATATTAAAAGAGTTAAAGATCTTTTGGAAAAATCACAATCCTTATTAGGAGTTACTGTGGATGATGGAAAAGAATTAAAAAATCTTGAAGGAGAAGAACTAGATAAAGCAGTAGAGAAGGTTTACTCCGAAGATGAAAAAGAAAAATTAGATATAGTTGATTTAAAAAAGAAAGACGAAGAAGCGATAGATAAAATGATATCAGATAATATAAAAGCTGAAACCATTCGAGAATATGAAAGAGGTAAAACTTTAAAATTATATGCTATATGTGCAACTATACTTTCTATATTAGGAGCATTATTTTATTTTTATCCAGCTAAGTTTTTAAATATTGGTGGGAGTATAATAGGATTTTTCTTTAAAAAGTAAATAAGATTATGATTAGTTTTAAAAAATATTTTTTAAACGAAGCACCAATTAGTGATATAGCTACGTTTGGTAATTGGGAGTCTAAAAGTAAAAATAAATATGATGAACCATCTATAAAATTGTTATCCAGACCTTCTCATATCGAAAAGATAAAAAGTACTATAGCTAAAAATATTGATGTGGATTTTAATTTATATTTTATCAAATCAAAAAAAGCATCTCAACATGTAGAAGTTGGTGAAGTCGATAAGAATAAATTACAAGAGATGATAAGTGATGTGGATGTATCTCAGATATTACAAAATATGGAAGATACTATAACTGTTGTATTCACAAACAATGTAGGAGTAGAAAAAGTCCCATTAACTACATGGATGATTGCTCATCGAATATCTCATGTTTTGTTTAGATATTCGTATAATAATACATATAGACAAAAAACTATTGATATAGTAAGAAGAGAAATTGTTAATGGTTTAAATGGATTTTTACAAACACATTTTAATATTTCGGTAGATAGAAATTTTGACAATCTAAAAGAAAGACGAAAATTATTAAAAATTTTAAACAAATTGGGAAAATTTAGATCAGCAAGAGAAAATAAAATAAATCGTCCTTTTGAATTTTTACATGAATTATTAGCAGAATATTTAATAACTGGTGAAATAAGTTTAAATGATATTGCTAATGATGAGCCTTATACTTATGAGTTGAATAATATTTTTCAATATAATTTTGATTATTTATTAGGAGCATCAGTTGGTAAAATATTTGTTATGTAATTAATTATGTCTCGATTATTTAAATTGGATTTTTCTTCAGAAGATAAATAAAGAAATGAAATCATTTAAAATATTTTATTCGGAATCGAAAAATAATTTTGAAGCTAAGAATATTGATAATATTAAAAAAACATTAGAATATATACCAAAATATAAAGCAGAACTATCCTCAAAATTAAATAATAATAATATAGGAGAAAAGGAATCCAAAATTATTCATGATCAAATAGAATGGTATAATTTGCAAGAAGAATACGCTAAAAGGCATATTACGATAGAACCACACATATATAATCAAGGTTATATTAGACCAAATTTAATATATATTCCTAAAGAACAAAGAGATAAAGGGGTTGGTTCCGAATTAATGAATAGAATGATTCAATTAGCCGATAAACAAAAAAGAAGAATGTGTGTATCTCCAGATAAAAAATTTGGGGCTTCTTCTGTGAATAGATTAAAATCTTTTTATAAAAGATTTGGATTTGTTGAAAATTCTGGAAGACATAAAGACTTCTCGATAAGCGAAACAATGTACAGAGATCCCAGATAATGCCTCCACTATTTAAAAAAGATGAAAGATTTACTCAAGGGATTTTTAGACCTAAAAATCCAGATAAATTCATAGGAAAAGATCTCGTAGTAGAGAAGAAAAATTTAGGAAAAGCTGCAATTTTTCGTTCTTCGTATGAAAGAAAATTTTTTATTTGGGCTGATAATCATCCAAGTGTATTGGAGTGGGGATCGGAGAATATTGTAATTCCCTATATTAGTCCAGTTGATAATAGGTATCATAGATATTATGTAGATAATTATGTGGTATGGAAAGAGGGGACTATAATTAAAAAATATCTAATTGAAATAAAACCATTTGCTCAGACTCAGCCTCCTAAACCTTCTAATAGAAAAAAGAAAGCTACAATGCTTTATGAAAATACTCAATGGAGTGTTAATAAAGCAAAATGGGAAGCAGCTAAAAAAGTTGCTTCCCATATTAATGCTGAATTTTTAATTCTTACTGAAAAGGAATTGTTTTAAAATGGTATCACTCTAATGAATCTTTGATAAGATTCTTTTACTGGTTTCTTTTTCTTTTTAGGAGTAGTTGGTTTCTTTTTCTTTTTAGGTTCTTCTTTAGGAGTAGGAGTAGTTGGTTTCTTTTTCTTTTTAGGTTCTTCTTTAGAAGTAGGAGTAGTTGGCTTCTTTTTCTTTTTAGGTTCTTGTTTTTTTGAATGTGTTTTTTTCTTTTTGGGAGTTATAGATGTTTTAGTTTTATTACGAGTTTTTAATTTTTGTGATATTTCATCTTGAGCAATTACATCACCTTCTTGTCTAGCCTTTAGTAATTCATCTTCAATATCATCAAATCTATTTCCCATTGTTTTACCAGCTAAATTTTCTGGTGTTCTTCTTTCTGGTGTATGTGAAGAAGAATCATGTTCATCTGGATTAGATCTTGGGTCAAACGTAAAAGATTTATCTTTGTATTTTTTGAGTCTTCTTTCGTTTTCGCCTTCACCTTCTCTGGAATTAGTCACATGTATGTGGCTTCCTTGTTCTCTATCTACTTCGGATTCTCCACCAAAAATAGCAGGAACTTGTACAGTTTTCTTAATAGTTCCACCTTCACCATCACTAAAGGTTCTTTCAACTTCTTTTGATGTAAAAGATCTAAATGGTTTTTGTATACCATTTTGTTGGCGTATTTCATCTAGTTTGTCGAAAATTAGTTTACCTATTTTTTCTTTACCGGGTTCTGTCATTTCTATTTCAATCATTCCTAGAACATCTGGTAATCTAAAATTTGGTATAACATATTCTCCTAATTCTTCTGGGAAATTATTTAAATAATTTTTGCCATTATTTCCAGTAAATTTTATTATAGCTTTTCTTGCTTTTTCTATAGCTGTTTCTATATCACCCTTAAAATGGGGTGCTAATAATTCAATTAAATTATAAATTTTTCCCTCTTCCTTTTCTTTTCTAAGTTGTTCTGTAAATCTAGTGTTAGAAGCTCTTTGTTGTTCAGCATCAGATGTAGCTGTATTTCTGGTATGCACTCCAGCTTGTTTTTTAATTCCATGACGACTTCCAGCATAATACGCTTCGTTTAATACCTCTTTATACTTTTCAAATATCATCTTTATATCATTACTCATAGGATTATTTAGTTTTTTTTATTATTTCGAATCATTTACACTAAAAAAATTAATAATTTGATCTAAATAATTTTATGTCATTGAAATTGATCGTTGAAAAACCTGCTCCAGACGAAGAGTTTGAATATATTCTAGAGGAAAAAGACAGGAACAGTCCTGCAACTCTTTATATTAAAGGTCCATACATGATGGCAGAAAGTTATAATCGCAACAATAGATTATATCGTATTGATGAAATGGTCAAGGAAGTAAATCGTTATACGACTGAAATGATTAAAACTAATCGTTCATTAGGAACATTAAATCACGAAAGTAGTGCAGAAGTTAATTTAGATCGTGTTTGTCATATTGTAACTGAAATGACTCAAGATGGAAATGTTTTTAACGGTAAGAGTAAAGTATTAACTACACCATGTGGTCATATTGTAAGAGCATTAATTAATGATGGTGTAAAAGTTGGTATGAGTTCTAGAGCATTAGGTCAATTAGAAGAAACCACTGGTGGTAAAAACATTGTAAAGGATCTTCGTTTAATTTCTGTAGATTGTGTTGCCGATCCAAGTTTTCCAAAAGCTTTCGTAAATGGAATTTTAGAATCTAAACAATGGGTTCTTGGTGAATCTGGTCAATTCGAAGAAGTGTATGCTGGATTTGAAAAACAAATTTCATCATTACCCAAACATCAAGTCGAAACATATCTTAAGGAATGTATATTAGATTTCTTAAATAAAATCAAATTTAACTAAATACAATTATGGATGTAATCAAAGAAAATATCGTAAAGTTTATCGATACTATGATTGTTGATAATTATAGTAAAGCACATAAATTTCTTGAAGTCTTAGTACAAGAAAAAGTAAAAGGAAAAATTAAGAAAGCAAAAAATTTAAAACCTTTTGAAAAAAAAGGAAAAACAAAAGCTAAAAAAACCAAAAAAAAAGTAGTTAAAGAAAATATTCATCATCCAAATGTTATTGATTTAACAGAGTTACTACCAGACGGATCAAATGCGTTAGCAGCTTTATTTGATCTTAAACATTATCATGGTGGACAATCTTCTCATATATATGGAGTTACTTCAAGTGGAAAAATAGCAGTAGAAGATATTTCTTCATTAAGGGGAGAAGTTAAAAAGGCGATTCAAATTGCAAGCAAATCTGGTGAAATCGAACATGAAGAAAGCTTTAAAGATTTATACAAAGAATTAGGAAAAATAGAACAAAGGTTTGAAGATTCAATGGGAAACCATGAAGAATTTGGTGATCACAATCATGTTGATAATTTATAAAATAAAATTATTCGTATAAATTTAAGAAAATAATAAATAAAAAGGATAACTAATATTATGGAAATTTCTAAACTTTTAAAGGAAGCAACACAGGGAATCTTAACAGATGAAACTTTAACACAAATTCAAGAAGCATTTGATGGTGCAGTAAATGAGCGTGTTAAGATCCATGTTGAAAAGGCATTAATGGAACAAGACTTGGAATACACATCAAAAGCTGAACAACTTTTAGAAGCTATTGATGCTGACCATTCCAAAAAATTACAACGTGTTGTAGAAGCAGTTGATACAAACAACGCAGCAAAATTACAAATGGTTGTAAATCATTATCAATCAATCATTAAGGAACAAGCTTCTGAATTTAAATCTAATTTGGTTGACAAGATTTCTGATTACATTGATATCTTTATTGAATCTAAGATTCCACAAAAGTCTATTAATGAAGCAGTTAAGAATCAAAAAGCTAGAATCATTCTTAATAGTCTTCGTGAATCTTTAGCAGTTAATTCTGCACTAATGAGTGAATCATTAAAAGGAGCATTGATCGATGGTAAGACTCAGATTGATGAATCTAAATCAGCACTAAAAGTTGCACAACAAGAAGCTAAAACTCTTCGTGAATCTTTTGAAAAAGCAAAAGCAGCTTTGGTGTTAGAACAAAAGACTCAACATTTAAATCCTAAGAAGAAGCAATATGCTCTTCGTGTATTTGAAGGTAAGTCACCAAAATTTATTGTAGAAAATATTGATTACACATTATCACTATTTGATAAGAAGGAAGAAGAAAGATTGGTAACTTTGAAGGAAGAAGCTTTCGAATCCAGAAAAATCAAATCAGATCGAGTTCTAATTGAAGAAGATACACAAGAAGAAATTTCACATTCCGAAAATAATTTCGCACACGTTCATAATTATTTGAATGAAATGAGTAAATACTAATATGTTTACTAACAAATTTGGTAGAAGTATAACATACTTGAATTCCTGCATGTTCAACTAACATGCTTGAGGTCGAAAAATAAAAGAAAGAAATAAAAACACATATGAAACAAATCAAACCCGCACAATCATATATTGATCAAGATCGCGCTAAGGTTCTATTGGAAAAGTGGGCTCCAGTGCTCGACTATACCTCTAAGAATGTAGCTGCTATTGAAGACGAACACACTCGTTTGAACACTGCAATGTTGCTTGAGAACCAAGAACAATATTGCTTACGTGAAGCAAACGTGGCTGGTGGTACAGGAAGTGTATTTGGTACATCCGATAATGGAGCTAATGGTGGAGCATTCGGTAATTCCGATTTCTACGCTGGTGGCGATTCTCGTTTACCAAAGATTCTTATCCCCATGATTCGCCGTACTTTCCCCGAATTGATCACTAACGAAATCGTTGGTGTTCAGCCTATGTCTGGACCTGTTGGTCTAGCATT